GTCTTTGTAACTTTGCGACGCCGACGTGGCTTTGGATTTGCCACGAGGTCAAACAAGCACCCAAATGCTATTAATCCTGTTACCGCTGTAACAGTATAGCATAAAGCAATTGGGAATATTACTCCCAATGAATATTGGTAAGTCACATCAAGATAGTGACCTGCCAAACCAGATACTACTGCAACGATTGTGAATAATAATGTTTCTTTCATGATATATTTCCTCCTATTAATATAACTATATCATATCACCTTAATAATATATACTTATAGCAATAAAGAATTACAAAAAAGAAAGTGGACTAGTCTACGAGAGACTAGTCCTTTTTATTAATCTTGAATAATCATAGCTACAATTAAACCAATTGCTGCAATAGATGCAATAATCTCTAAAGCTTGAGCTAGTATATACGCACTTGCGAAATCATACATAATAGGACCTCCATTAATCGTCTATTTCACCTAAAATTTTATCTAATTTTGATTCGATAAAGGTTGCATTCTTATCACTTAAATGATAGTTACCAGTTCTATAATCCATTAATAAGCTAAATAATCCTAATGCATGCTCTTTACAACTATTGCATATAATTTTACTATCTGGCTTTTCGCAGCAAGTACAGAATTTATATAAATTATTTTCAACAATGTATGCAAGAATTTGAGCTTTAGTATTTTCTATTAATGGAAATTCCATCCAAGTTTCAATAGAATTGAATGGTTTATTATAAGATTCTACCATTTCTTTATAATACGGTATATGGCATCCTCTTGAATCTGTATCAAGAGATCCTCCTAGTACGATATTAATATCAGCACCTCCAATAAAAGGTACTACTGTATTAATTGCACTTGTAAAGATTAAATCATATGAGTTAATCATATAATTATATGATACCAGATCTGGTATTGTATGAGAGAATCTAATAAGCTTAATATTAGATTTACCTTTATATTTTTTATTTAGGTGACTTATAAACTTCTTAGTATACTTCTGCTCTAGTTTAAGTTTACCATCATCTAAAAAATCACTAGATACATTTAAAGCATATATAGTATTAATCTTATTTTCTCTATCACTAGCTGCTTTAAGTGCCATATTTAAAATAGCAGTAGAATCAAATCCACCAGAGTATAATACTATAAGATTAACTGTTTTATCTTTGGGGAATCCTACTAAGGTATCCCCCTCAAATTTTATTCTTGTTTTCATTATACTCACCTATCTAACCAATACAGGTCTAGCAGCCATATCAATCACTGTAGTATCAGCATCATATTCCATATTATGACTAATAAGGAAACATTGCTCACATCCTACCATAGATATAAGTTGCTTTAATAAACCAATGAATTGAATACGGTTCTCTGTATCAAGACCGCCATCAATTTCATCTAACTTCAAGATGTTATAATCAGTAGACGAGTTAGATAGAATGGCGAATGATAAGATCATACTAATCATACAGATTTGACTTGTACTCATAGATGAGATATCATCATTCACTAATCCATTACCAAGACATGGTATTCTAAATTCAGCTTCATTGATAACGAATGGTTGTATAATGAATTGACCATTGAATATTAAACTTAATAATTCATTAGCCTTCAAAATAATATTTCCCATATACGTTCTCATAAACACTGTCTGGATGCCCGTAGTTGGGCTTAAATAGTAACGTATAGTTTCGAGAATCGAGAAATTCTTATTATACAGGTCTAGGTCCCTGATATAGTCTTCTAACAACGTTTTATTTGATGCTATCTTATCTCTTTCATTAAGAATAGCATTTAAGTCATTATTCAATCTATCAGCTCTAGACTTAGCTTCAGCCATTCTAGCATCTAAAGTTTTAACTTTAAGTGCTATGTCAGATAATGAATTAATTTGAGCTTGAAGTTCTTCATTTCTTGTGTCAAGACCAATACATTCATCTACTAAAGACTTACATTTAGTATATACTTCAATCTTAAACTCTGTTAGAGATATATCAGTTACAGTTTCACTGATAGCATCTTTCTCAGCAATCAATCGATTATCAATAGTAGTTAGTTTATCTTTCAATGAAGCGATGTCAGAATCTAATTCATCGATTAGAGCCTTGTTTGCTTCATACTTCGCCGCTGGTTCTTTTAATGATTCAATGATTTCCTCATAGTTAGATTTAGTAGTGATAATATTAAAGATACCACGAATCTGATTGAAGTCGATCATTAACTTTTCCATATGGTCTAAAGAAGCTAATAGTTGGTATGGGTCGATGATATAATCAACAGGACTCTTTTCTAATAGCTTTCTGAAAGATAATACCATACCATGAAGATTGGTAAATCTCTTATTGAAGTCATATAGTTCTTTATAAGATTCAATATCTTTCTCTAATGATTTTAATAAAGTCTTAGACTCACTAATCTCTTTATTAATATCATTGATACGTTTTTCAGGATGCTTAGATGATGCCTCAATTGCTTCTTTAACAAATGAGCAATCATCTATCTTACATTCTTTAGGTCTTAAGGCTAATGATTTAGCTTTATCGAATAGAATCTCATAAGCTAATACCTCAGACTCTAATTCGCCCACAGTTCTAGATACTTCATTATAAGTACGAGATAACTCAACGGTTTGGTCTACATACTTACCATCATTATCTAGTGTAGTCTTAACGAAATCGTATTTCTCTTTCTTAGTGGTAGCATCTAAACCATTATAAAGACTATCTAACACTGGGACAATCATTTCCATAGCATTGACTAAAGCCTCTGCTTCGGAAAGATTCTTAATAGAAGAATTTAAACTATTGATATCATTTTCAAGTTCAGCTATCTTAGCTTTAGTATCTTTATATAGAGTTAGATCAGAATCACTGAATCCTCCATCTAATAAAGTACCACGTTTAGTAATCTTAGTTTGCAAAGACTTAAACGTCTCATCTTTCTCTCTAGATATATTTTCAATCTTAGCATTAGCTACAGCTTCTTCAGATTTCCATTTGGATATATCTTTATCAAAAGTATGTAAGCTGCTATCAATGATATCTTTTAGTTCATATAAGTTCTCGCTAGATAATTCTCCTTTAGAAAGATCAATAACTTGGGATTTAGATGCACTGATATAATCAATATTATCTCGTATCTCTTCGTTGATCTTATAGTATTCTTCAAGGTTATTATCTCTAGTCAAGATACCAATCTCTGCATCAATCTTAGATGCTTCAATTACTGCTTTATCTCGTTCGCTAGATATATCTTCTACTTGTTTAGAGATATTGATAAATCTAGCATTTAATTCTTCTATATTACCAATCTGTCTAATCTTAGATGATATAGTATTGATCATATTCTTAAATGTAGAATACTTCTTAGTAATGACTTTATACATGTTGTTATATACTTCAATACCATTAATAATACTATTAACGAACTTCTTACGTTCAGCTGGTTTCTTATCTGCTAATCCTCTATCTTCAGAAGATAGTTGAGATAATGTAAGGAAGTTAGATTCCAAGTAGGATTCAACTCAACTCGGTTCATTCCTTTATATACTTGCATCTTAACTTGACCTCTAGATCCATCATTCTTTACTGGGTGAACGTATAGTATTTCATATACTTCACCATTGTAAAGATATCTTAATGTTTTCTTACCCTCCATCCCAGGAATGATAGCAGTATTATCATCTTGGAGTGGAGATAAAGCTTTTAATAATGTGGACTTACCCGAACCATTGGAGCCACGAATGATGACGATATTAGAGGTAGACTGTGATAAGTCTACCTCTAGGATATTATCGCCACGACCATTATAAATACCAATATAATTTTCAAGTCGAATTGATAATAGTTTCATTACAATTTACCTATAGCTTCTTAATTATAAAATCTTTCTCATTACTAGAATTGGCTAACATGATTTGATCACCAATCTCAGATTTATTATAAGAATCTTCTGTTACGTTAACAAAGAATTCTCCATTAAGTTCAACTAGGAAAACAGAGTTACTTTGATTATTAACTTCATTAATAATCATATTACGTTTGTCGGTTATTATATATAATGGAGATTCATTGATATAGTCTTTATAAACTATTCTAACCACTATGTATAATAATGAAATAACAAGAATAATCAAGAATGATATTAATACTAAGACTATATCCATTATAAGCAGTCCTCTCTAATAAACAATCTATAATTGTATTAGATTGTTTAGGCTAGATTATTATTTTATAGATCTATATATAATGAATAGTAGGACTACTGATATCATTGTGACAATATAATCTATATCCATTTCTGGTCCATGTATAAATCTATAACATAGACCGAATAAGAATATATAACACAACATCAGTTCTAGAGTAGTCATATAGTTACCTTTTTTTATTATTAGTTAATATGCAGATTACTGTCATTAGTATTAATCCAACATTAACCACAAAGCTAATATTAGATATTAATGTTAGCATTGCTGCTGCAATTAAGATTGCCAAGGTCAATTCTATCATTCTATCACTCTCCTGTATACTTTTCTAGTATATTCAAGAGTGCCTTTGATATCTTATAACCTATAACGATAATTAATGCTGTCAAGATCACTGACGTGCTAAAAATAAATAAAAGTATTCTCCCTTCAGGAGCTTGTAGCATATCATGTATAATATATCCGAAACAAGCAATATAAATAATGGCACCTATGATATATAGCAAATTATTCTTTGAAACCATAAGTAAATTCTCCTTTCATTTATTATTGCTTTGTTCAAGATTAGACATCAATCTTCTCTGTAGTAGGATATGGTAATCCCCATCTCCAGTCAATAGAGAATGATTTACCACAATCATTACACTTGAATTTATATAATTGGTATCTATTCAAATTATCTAATACTTGTGCTGGATCTTTACTGAAAGCTAAGATAATATTAGCATAGCTTACACCTTTACCATTAGAAGTATATAGATCGAAGTTCTTTGAATAACACTTAGGGCAAGTACAATTATCAATTATTGCTTCTTTCATGTGTTTCACCACCTCAAAAAATAAAACCCTCTAGGATTATGTATCCTAGAGGGTAATATATTATTCGTTACCTTGCATAGCTTCGATAGATTCTCTAATTTGTTTTTCAATATCAGATTCTAATTCAAGTTTCTTAGATTCTTGATCTTCTTCAGTTACTTCTTTGATACCATGTTTTTCAATAGAGTCATCGATAGCTTTATAAATGATATCCATTGCTGGAATCATTAGCTCATCAGACATATTGAATAACAAATCAATTTGTTCTTTAAAGCGTGGTTCAAATTCAAGTAAGTCTTTGAATACAACTTTAGTGTATTTAGCTTCCTTGTCTTCAACCATTTCTGCATCATTAAAGTATTTAGTACTTAAGAGTGCATTACGAAGTTCAAGATTAGTTACTTGATCTTCAAATGCTTCTTCTATCATAGCGATAAATCCTTTAAGATTGAATTCTGGTACAGCCCCAGCTTTAATAAGTTCTTTAGTAATAGTTGGATAATAGAATGCTTTCATCCAGCTATCTGTATCAAACAATTCAAATTGAGCCAATACTCGAGAAGTAAATCCATGTGGATTTGGAATCTTGAATTTGGTCATAAGAACTTGTTGAATGATATCGGTAGATTTAGCAATATTGAAATCAATGAAAGATTTAACTTTCTCTAAGTTCAAGTTATGATAAACTACATCGATATATGTAAGAACTGTATATAAGTGTGTTTGTGGTGTTTCAGAACCACATAACCAACTATAGAATGTAGCAAAGAAAGAATAGATTCCGTTATAATCTTTCTCAGCTACAAGTTTAACGAATGCGTTAAAGTTAATCAATAAAGAGTAAATAGAATCTGACTCACGATTAACTGCTACACTGAATGGATTATCTGATAAACAATCTGCTTCAATCTTATCATTGTAAATCAAAATAACATTCTTACCACGAATGTTAAGTTTACGACCATAAGCTTGTGCTTCGATATCAATATCCAATTCTTTCTCTTCTACTTTGTTCATATCAATGAAATAGTTTTCATTGTGATCATTAAGAAGTAAGTAATCTGGGGATAAAGTAGATAAACGATCCCAATACAATGAATTTGTATCAAGAAGTTTTACCAAATAATGTCCAAAATTATGGATGTCAGTATTTGCTTGTCCTACGCTCATGAGAACCTCCTATTTAGTCTTCGTATACATGATACGACGAATATCACCTTCGGCAACTTTAATTGAATCAGAGTATTTAGCTTGGCTCATATCAAGAAGGATATCAGTATATTCCTTCTTGACACCACCAACTACTACTTTACCAAATTCAATTTCTTTGCCGAGTTTATTATAGCGTTCTTTTAGTGCTTCCATTTGGGTTCTGGAAAACACAAAGATTCTATGATAAATATCAGCCATTTTAAACCTCCTCAAAGTATATTGAGCAACTGTCTTCCATGTTAATTAGAGCTGGACGAAGCTGTTTCTCAAATGCTCGAGTTCTAGCTACCTTAGCAATTGTTTGACCTAATAAGTCAGCATCAAATGCTACCTCTGCAGGATCTCGTGTATCTGTTAATTCTAATCCAGCATCATCAGCTAACATGATAGCAGATGTATATCCTTTCTCTTCACGGTATATATTAAGCATCTTACTAAAGTTTTCGTCCCATACATTTGGTTCTTCTTCATTAGTAAAAGAGTTCCATTCATATACACCATAATTGAGTGGACATAACATACCACCTACACCAGGATCTGATGCGGATGAAGTATTCAAATCGATAATCCCTAAATGAGATGGATCGATTGCACGTACATTACGTGCTACATTCTTACTATTAGATTCCCCAGGACCAGATGGACCTTTAATGGTATACTTCAATTGTAAGAATGAATCTCTATCGTTAACCATATTACGGAAACCCTTAAGATTAGATTTCTGTAATTCAGCAATCAATGCCATTGGCTGTGTATTCAATTGCTGTTTGATTCGATAAGCTTCCATGTTAGGATCATGCTTCTCTGGTAAACGTCTAAGCTTAACATTGATAAGCATGATATACATAGCTGCAATATATTCAGACCATCTAATCCGTTTACTAGATGCATCTAAGTTATTCTTCAAACGAATAGAAGAGAACTCACATGCCATCCATTTCAATACAGAATAGATGTCTTCTTTTACATGATCAGGTAAACGCAAACGTTTCTTAGTTGGAATATCATAAGAGTTTTCCAAAGATTCAATGATTGCATTACCTTTAGTGAATACCGAAGTCTCAGAAGATACGAAGTTATATCCTAACTTACATATCCAGAATTCTGTAGTATAGATTTGATCTAATGTAGTCTTCTTAGTTGCATATAAGCTTATAGCCCTAGCAAAGGAAGCTACAAAAGATTGTAAGATACGATCATTATCCATAAAAGATTTAACTGCTGAGATATAGAAAGGTGTCTTCATATGAGCATTAGCAATCGCAAAAGTATAATACTCTGGATCGTTAAGATCATGATCAGAAATCTTAATTACATCTTCAAAGTTAAACTTATCTAAAGTTTCATACCATCCAAATCTAGCTAAGTAGTATTCGAATAAGGTAACTTTATGATCGAATAGATATACACTAAACATTGCTGCACGAACTGTTTCTTCATTGGTTGTATTCAAGTCAATGAAGTTACGTAACATCTTTACAGCATTAGAATTTGTCTTTAGTGTAATAGATTGAGTCTTAGCTGATGATGCTGTAGTATTATTATAAGTACTACCATCTACTAATTGGAATAATGGGAAGTAATCATTACCATTCAAATGAATATAAGCACCATCAATAACTCTTGGGATCGCAATAAGTACATCAAAAGTATCTTCATCTTTAGTACAAGCTACATGATAAGTTACTTTCAATATCTTAAGATCAGAATCCTTAATAGAGATAGATGGAGTCTCATCTCCTATAAGTAATTTTTGTACTTCATTATAGTCATCTATAACTTCAAAGTTCAGTACTTTGATAGTATAGAACTTATTTCTTTCACAAGAAAGAATAACGTCCTTTAAGTCTTCAATGATATCATCATCAGACTTATTAAAGAACTTGTCATTGAACTTAGGTCTATTTTTATCGTTATACTCTGCGATAAACTTAGCTTGTGTGTTCATTGTCACCCTCCCCAATATTGGTGATCTTAACTTTAATTTTGG